AAAACACATTACATTTAAAATTCTTACAAGATGTCTTCAAACTTTATACCGATAGAAACAAATGAATTTCAGACTCCTATAACGCAGGAACTACTTGATATGTATCCAGAGGAAGTTGTGGAACAATTCTATGAATTTGTTAATAATGTAGATTTTATCAAGTGGTTGATTTCTCCTAACAGAACAAGGGCCCGTGATTTGCCTAGAGATGAAAAAGGAAGAATTATTGTTGATTTGACGAAACCGCATATAATAGAGGATGCTGACTACTTTAGACAGCCTGCTTTGTTCTATATGGAGAATCATTGTTATTCTTTCTTAAAACCAAACAGTAACCCACAATCTGCATTCCAAAGATTCTGGAAAGAAGAAGCAAGAAGATGTAGGGAAGGTTATGTGAGAGAATCCGATGGTGAATGGGTAACTGGTTTCTGTTATTGGTTTTTGAATTACTGCCCAATGATGGTCAATAAGTTAGAAGAAGGGAGAAAGAAAGCTACCCGTGTTGAATCAATGCCATTCTTCTTTGAAGGCATCTACTGGAGGTTTCATTATCTATGGCAGGCAAGAGAATCTGGTAAACACGCTATCGAATTAGCTCGAAGAGGTTGTGGCAAATCTTACTCACTGGCTGCTATAATGTCTCATAATCTGATACTTGGAGAAAGTACTGAATCGAGAAAGCGTGTGGTGACAGTACTCACTGCCTATGAGAAGGAATATCTTAAAGATGATAAAGATGGTACTTTAAGTAAATTCAAACCAGAAATCAACTTTATATTCTCACACACTCCTTTCCCAAGACTGATGTTAAAGAATTCTCCAAACACTATGTCTTGGCAAATGGGTTACGTGGACGATGGTATTGAGAAAGGCTCGTTTAACCAAGTATTGGGTGTGTCTGCAAAGGACAATCCAGATAAGCTTCGTGGTAAACGTGGTTGGATTCTCTATGAGGAGATGGGTACGTTCAAAGGACTTCTTACTCTGTATGACACTACAAGAAAATCTGTTGAAGATGGTGATTACACATTTGCAACTATGTATCTAGTAGGTACGTCTTCGGAGAAAGATGCAGATTTTAGTTCGGCTAAAACATTGTTATACAGTCCTGAAGGTTATAACATCTATTCATTGAAGAATGTGTATGACAAACGAAACCAAGGAAAGGATGTGTTTGGATTCTTTTTTCCTGCATACATCAATAGGGCTGGATGCTACAACAAGGACGGAGTGTCTGATGTGATAAAAGCACTTCTTCAGGTATTACATAATAGGTATAAAGCCAAATATTCTGCAGACCCTAAATCCGTACTGAAAGCTATTTCTGAGGACCCGATTACTCCAGCTGAAGCCATTATTAAGGTAAAGGCTGCTTATTTTCCTGTTACTGCATTGAGTGAAAGACTGTTACAACTGGATAAAGATCCCGCTGCTTTCTCAGATGTGTATGTAGGAAATCTAGTACAGAGAGATGGTGAAGTCAAATTCAAGCACACAGCAGATATTCCTATACATCAATTCGGTGTGGAAAACGACACACCGGGTGCTTTGGAGATATTCAACATGCCAGAAAAGGACTCAAGTGGTTCAATTCCTGCTGGTAGATATATAATAGGACATGACCCTGTGGACAACGACCAGGCTGACTCTACTTCTTTAAGTTCTACGTTTGTATTTGATTTATTGACTGACCAAATAGTTGCCGAGTTTACTGGGCGTAAACCATTTGCAGATGATAACTATGAAATAGTCAGACAATTATGTATATTCTACAATGCAAGATGCCTGTACGAATCGAATAAAAAGGGTCTTTATGCGTACTGTGCGAGATTGAACAGCACTCATTTACTGGCTGATACTCCTGAATATCTTAGGGATAAACAGTTGGTGAAATACAGTTCTTTTGGTTCCAATGCAAAGGGTGTGAATGCAAGTGCCGCTATCAATAACTATGCAAATGACCTTATTCGTCAATGGTTGCTAAAACCCACAGTAGTCTTTACGAAAGATGAACAAGGAAATGATACTCAGATAGATGTACCCCAACTATACAGGGTAAGGAATCGAGCACTTATTGAAGAGCTTATTGCCTTTACACCAGAAATAAATGTTGATAGAATTAGAGCCTTGGGTATGGTAATGCTCCTTAGGGAGGAACAGCTGATTCTACACCAAAATAACATAACTGCAGATTCTCTGAGTGGAGATAAGAATTACTTGGGAAATGACTCGTTTTTCAAACGTAATTACCATAAACACAAAAAGCAGTAAATTAAGTAAAAAGTTAAAAAGAAATGAATAATTTCTTTATCCTCTTGATTTTATTAAATAAAAAGTGTATCTTTGCACCCAATTATAATTCGATATGAATATACAGTATACAGGATTCCCTGCTCAACAATTGTCATTTAAAGCTAAGACAAAAAAGTGGAGAAAGTCAGTTATTGATTGGGGAGCAGACAAGGCTACCGTTACCTATAGCCCAGTTAGAAAATCTGTCATTCATAAGAAGATAAACTATGATTTAATCAATGGAATCCTGCATATGCAGGACTTAAAGATGGTATTGAACCCAGACAATCTTGATGCTGAGTTTGTACCAGATAAGGTACAGCACTATCCTATAATGAATTCCAAACTGAATGTTCTACGAGGTGAGGAATCAAAGCGGGTATTTGACTACAAGGTCGTAGTTACAAATCCTAACGCTGTATCAGAAATCGAAGAAACAAAGAAGTCTTTGTTATATGCGGAATTCCAGAGATTAATTCAGGACGACTCTCAATCCGAAGAAGAGTTTAACAAAGAGTTGGAGAAACTCAACGACTACTTCACCTATGATTGGCAGGATATGAGGGAAATCAGGGCCAATGCTATTTTACAGCATTATTCGAAGGAGTATAATATCCCATTTATCTTTAATCAGGGATTTATGGATGCTATGACAGTGGGTGAAGAGATTTACCAATGTGACATTGTTGGTGGAGAACCTACTATCGAAAGACTTAATCCTCTGAAGGTGAGAATCTTTAAATCTGGTTATTCGAACAAGATTGAAGATGCGGATGTGATTATACTTGAAGATTATTGGTCGCCGGGTAAGATTGTGGATACTTTCTATGAAGTACTCTCGAAGAAGGATATGGAGTATATAGAGGGTATACCAAATGCTGATTCTGAAGCAGTTGATTCTATGGACAATATTGATGAGCGAAAAGGTTTCATCAATAACCATATGATTGGAGATGCAATCAACACTACTGCCGACCATTTTTTAGACCCTGCTTCTTTGTTTGAGACAGATGAAGTTGATTCTCTATTGCCATATGATATGGCGGGTAACATTAGAGTAATCAAAATGTATTGGAAGTCAAGACGTAAGATTAAGAAAGTCAAATCTTATGACCCAATGACAGGTGAAGCTCTATATAACTTCTATCCTGAAACTTATGTTTTACAGGAAGATTTAGGAGAAGAGGAGCAGATTTTTTGGATTAACGAAGCTTGGGAAGGCACAAAAATCGGAGAAGATGTCTATGTGAACATGAGGCCGAGAGTTGTGCAGTACAACAGAATCAGTAATCCTTCAAGATGTCATTTCGGAATTGTTGGCTCCATATACAATATGAACGACAATAAGCCATTCAGTTTGGTGGACATGATGAAACAGTACAATTATCTGTACGATGCAATTCATGACAGACTTAACAAGCTGATGGCTCGAAATTGGGGAAAAATTATTTCTCTTGATTTGGCAAAAGTCCCTAAAGATTGGGATATTGATACTTGGATGTTCTATGCAAGAACTAATGGCATTGCCGTAGTTGACAGCTTTAAAGAAGGAAATGTCGGCATGGCTACTGGTAAACTTGCTGGTGCACTCAATAATGCTTCTTCTGGAGTAATAGATGCTGATTTCGGAAATAACATCCAACAATACATTAATCTACTTGAATTCATCAAGATGGAAATGGCTGACGTTGCAGGTATTTCAAAACAACGTGAAGGCCAGATTTCAAATAGGGAGACAGTAGGCGGTGTAGAAAGAGCTACCTTGCAGAGTTCACATATTACAGAGTGGCTGTTCATAGTTCACGATGATGTGAAGAAAAGAGCTCTTGAATGTTTCTTGGAAACGGCAAAAATTGCAATGAAAGGTCACAACACTAAATTCCAGTATATACTGAGCGATGGTTCTCAGCGTATTATGGATGTTGATGGTGATGAATTTGCAGAATCAGATTACGGTCTT